CCTGAATTTGTTTCGCTCTGGGAAAAGGTTGACCATTACCCTACTACCCATTGTAAGGAAAGATATCATATCTCTCTTAATAAATGTGACGTACCTAAAATAATTCCTCGTAACCACGAATTAAATCTTGCAAAAGAATTTACTATTCGTATGTTAAAGGCTCTTCGTGATATCAAAGGCAGCAATGTTTGCGATTTTACTCCTGGAGCTACTAATGGAATCCCTTTATCAAAAATGAAGGATTCTGTTGGTACACCCTTAATACACAAATCAGATTTTGTTGCATCTCCAGATTTTGAAAAAGAAATGTTGAGAAATCATACACCACTTTTTCAAGCTTTAACTAAGCATGATCTTCTTCCTAAAGAATAGTTAGCTCAGAAGAAATCTCGAACTTATTTTTGTGGTGAAACACCCCTAGTCTTTAAACAGAAGATGCTCTATGATAATAGTGATGAAATGTTAAAGGATTTGGCGACTGACTTTGAAAATTGTTGGTCTAGGTATGGATTTGTTAAACAGTATGGTGGTATTAATCGTCTTGCACAAGCACATCTTGGCTTAGCTAAACGACTAGGCAGGGACATTAAGAAGTTATTACATATGACTTCTGATGTTTCTGGTTGGGATAGATCTGAACCAATGAATGAAATCGTCTATGAAATTCGTAAAGAATTATATGGAATGATGACTGAATTGGAAGAATCTATACATGTTGAAATTGCTAAAAATTTGATAGAACCTTATTGTTGTACCTCCGAAGGAGATATTATCCAGCGTAAAACTGGTAATGTCTCTGGAAGTGGTAAAACATCTAGTGATAATACAATAGGACATATAGTCATTCGATTTTATATGTTCATTTGTTTATACCGTGATCTTCATGGTGTATTACCAGAATATGAGGATATTATTGAATATGTTTTGCAATCTCTTTATGGTGATGATGATTTAGCATCTTTCTTTCTTGAGGATTTTCTTGAAGATCCTGATTCAGATGATGCTATTGATAGGCTAAAAGTTAAGATTCAATCTATTTATGCTGAATTTGGACTTGTAATAAAGGACAAAGCATTTAAATTCCAGTTTGAGACGTTAGAAGGATTAGAATTTCTTGGTAACACATTTGTTAACAAGAATGGATATTACTTTGGACAACCTCGTTATGGTAAAATAATTTCGTCAATTTTTCAGTACATTGAAAAACCAAAAACAC